TGTTTTTTAAATTTCTTATTATTTACTTTAACTGAAATCATCACACATCTACTGCCTGGTTTTCTGATCTGCGCAAAATAACCTTATAATATTCTACAGCCCCGAATGGTCCAACAAATGGCTCTAACGTCGCTACTTCAAATATTGTTGCCTTTCCAGATCTTGGACCAGAAGTTTCAATATAGACCTGCTCGGAATTTCGATCTTTAATATTACTTACAACAATATTGGTAATGGCATTTTTTGCATTTTTGGAAGATATTCTAATATCTGTTTTAAGCCTTCCAAGCAATATGGACTCTTGAGTAATATTTACATTTGGAGTAACTTCTTCTTTCAATGCAGATCCAGCATGAACTAGAGAACAGGCTATTGTTCTATCGTGAATCCATTGCTTTACAATGTTTCCCAGCGAGCCCTGCTCTACAATTGGGTAAAAAACGTCTGCACACATTGGAAAAGTAAAATCTGTTGTTTCATAAACAGTCATTATAGTACTCCGACTTTGGTAATAGACTTGGCATATTTATCAAGTACCTTGTCCACTATTACGTTTCCTGTTCCGCTTAAGATGCTCTTATCAAATTGAATTCTAAACTGGTCAGTATTGTAAGATGTCACATAACGCTGATAGTAGTCTAGTCTACCGCATTTTAGGTCATCTATTAGCATCTCTGCTGCATGCTTGATGTCTGCTGGAAGTCTTACAAATCCTTCGTCTAAAATAAAGTTATAGCTGTATCTTTCTGGAAATGAGCCGTAGTTATACACTCCACTTGCAATGTCACCACTAGAGGCTGGAAGTTTAATTGTTGGGGACGCTATCCTATTTACCTCTCCAGACTCTACCCTATAAATAGCAGACTTGTCTAAAGTTATTTGAAATACATATTCATAGTCTTCTGGATTTTCAGCGTCATAAATAAGAACATCATTTTCATATACCTTTAATACAGAATTAGCATTTAGCCATACTGGGACATAGTCTGAGCCAGTTCCCTTTGTCTCTAAAGATCTTTTACGATTATAAAACTCTACTGGATTAGAATAATTGTCAATAATAGCTCTAGCTATTAGCTCCCACTTTTTATACTCTGCAATTTCAGATGCTGTTGTCCCAAGTGTATTTGGATTTACATATGGTCGTACAATGTCATAAGTTTCTGAGAATATCGATACGCCATTTCTAGATAGGTCTACTAGGTAGGAGTTATCATAGTTTTTATTTAGGTAAAATGTTAGGTCGCTACCGCCAGAAGTCTGAACCTCTGTGGTAGAAATTGAGAGGTCGCTGAGGTCAGTAATAGACAAAATATGCACAGATTGTGATTGGGATCCTGGTACTTCAATTGTTACCCCAATGCCAGCTGTGGTAATATTCTCAGCAACTCTCAAAATTTCCATATTATTTACCGTACTCCCTGGCAACCTCTTCTGGGGTTGCAATACGAATATGATCACGCTTGGCCCATTTATCTGCGGCCTCTTTTGTTACAATGTTGTAACCGATATATACTTTTCCAACACCGCTCCAGGTTACGTTGCGTGTTGAATAAACAGCAACAGTGTCCTTCTTATCTTTTTTATTTGGTGTTTCAGTTTTTTGCTTACTAGCTGTTGAAGAAACAGTCGTAGAGCCCATAGCTCCATTTCCAACAAAACCTAAAGCTGGCTTTTCTTCTGCTGGTTTGGGCGAGGTAATCAAAGACTCGGTCTTTGCCTCTTTTTCTTCAGTCAATCCTTTTGCTGAATCTTTATACTTTTCAACCAATTCATTTATAGCATCCCTATTATTATCTATGTACTCTTTTGAGATAACTGGCTCTCCAGGCTGCAAAGTTGCTAGTGTAATATTTTCGTTATTTGTATTTTCAAACATAATAACCTCCTAAACTATAATTATAACAGATATTGAAAAAGAGGGCAGGAGCCGAAACCCCTGCCCCCTCTAAAGGTCAAGCTAAGATTTATGAATCTGAGCTGTCTACGTCAGCGAATGCAATTGCATCCTCTTCTTCCCACTGAACGCCGAATCTTACGAATACGGTGTACTCAATGGTGTCCTTCTTTGGCTTGTACTCACGGTTTACTGTGATGTCGCGCTGGAATCCCCAGATACGGTTCTGTGGGAATGTAAGGTCTACATATCCTGCAGGGAAGTAAGGAACTTCCTGAACATCAACGCCTAGAACACGTGTTGTACGTGCTCCACCGAATGTCTGACCGACACCGTCAAGGTAGTCCTGACGGTTAGCCTGAGTTGATCCTGGAGTCATTCCTGCGAATGCCTCAGCAACAGCGTCAGCTAGGGTACCATTGTGCTTAACAATGCCCTGGAATGCATCAGTACCTGCGTAGAACTTAAGGTTGTTCTTAAGTGCGCGGTACTTACGAGGCATAGCCAAGATAATGTTCTGCATAACATCTGGAGTCCAAGCGTTGTCTGTTACTGTAACAACTGACTCGTGTGCATCTCCAGTCTTTGCTCGGTTAACGAAACCCTGCAAGATAGATAGGAATGCATCTGAACCTGTACCAGTACCGTTGATCGCTAGATCTTCGATGTCATTAGCAAAAGCGTTTGTCATCAAACGTACTAGGTGGTCTTCAAGTGCACCCCCTTCAATTCCATCTTCAAGTGCTTCCGCAGTTACTTCCCAGTCAAGACGAATCTTCTTGGTAGTAAGCTCAACCTTTGTAAACTGAGCTCCTGCGTTAGAGTAGTCTCCAACAGCCTGTGTGGCCGCACGGATAACACGCTCTCCGACATTAACCTTCTCAAGTTCCATGGTGTTGGCTCGCATTGTTACTCTGCGTCCATCCTTGGCGAGAACTGTGGCATCCCACACGTAGTCAATAAAACGACGTGCTTGCTCTGGGCGTAGGATACCTGAACCTGCATCACCTGAAGGGTTAATAGCATTAGCCCCATTAGTATTGCCAAGGTAGGCATTGTCAATGTTTCCAAGAACACCAGCTGTGGTGTAGTTTCCTGGAATGTTCTGGCCAGCCTCTGACCCAGACGCAAATGACCCCTGACCCTGATATAGACCTGGAGTAGTTCCGCCTAGCTCACCAGCCTGACCTGGCTGATTTTTAATAATTTCTTGTTCCGACATAATTGTCACCTCCTAAGTGATTTTATTTATTTGAATAAATCGGCAGTTTTGAGGAAACGTCCGCCCCATAGGGATTTCTCAACCTGTTCTGGCTGAGTTTCCTGAATGATCTCGCCTAGATCACCAGACTTGCGGAAAGCTGTGTCTGCCTCTACGGCGTCTACTCTCTTTCCAAACTCGTTAAATACGTCCCTGCTTGCAGTTACCTCATTTTTTACTGCAGCAATAGACTTGTGTAGTTCTGAAATTTGCTCTGCTTGTGCACGAACAACTTCAGTTAGATCGCTAAAGGCTTTTGTAACAACATCCTTAACATCTGCAATAGATGCCTCAAGGGTGTTGTCTGACTTAGACACTTCTTCCTCCGCAGCCTCTTCCTTCATGTCGTCAGACTTTAGAGTTTCCTCGTCATCTTCATCCATGTCATCAGACTTCTTTTCTTCCTTCATAGACTTTTCTTTCTCGTCCATGTCGTAAGACTTTTCTACTGCATCTTCGTTTGTAGCATCTGCCTCTGGAGCGACCTGTGATTCTTCAACCACATCATCAGACTTTTCTGTGATGTCATTTGTTGTTTCAGTCATAAGACCTACCTCCTTGTTAATCTCAGTCTTAATGCCTTTAGCACTATCAACCAAGAACTTTATCATATCTGTTTTTTCGTTATCTGATTTTTCAACGAAACCTATGTTTTGCATCGGGGCTCCTGAAGTAGGGCTTACCTCTACTTCTTTTTCAGAAAGCATTATAATTTGAGACTCTGGATCCCAAAAAACGTTTTCAATTTCTGTATCAACGCTATCACCCTTGATAACGTCTACTCCATCTACCTTTTCAACAGACAAAATGTTCGCAAATTGGTTTGCTGGGGTATCTACTAGGGAAAGTTCCACTAGGTCATACTCCTTAATAATACGAACTGTAGAGTCCATTTTTTCATCGTATGCGTCATCCCACTTGTTCATCTTACCGCCAATAGAAAAACCTGAAAGAGTTCCATCTAGAACCTTTTCCCAGGTATCCTGTGCGCCCTTTGAAACATATGCAGATACGTATACCCCACTGTAAAACTTTTTTGTTTCGGGATCAAAGTACTTATCTTCTTTGAACGCTACCATTTTACCAACGGCTAGTGGCTGGTGCATTTCGCGGATATTGCCACGAAACTTTGAGAATGCCTTTACGGATGCCTCAGTTGTGACGATATCTTTTTGACGATCAACGTTGTCAAGTGTGGCAAACCCAGAAACGATACGACGTTCCTTGTCTACTTTAGAGAATGGCATAGAGAGGCGAACGTTGTCGCCCTCTGAATTCCAATGTGCTTTTGCGATAGTCATGGTAGTTTAATTATACCCCCGTTTTAATAACATGTTAATAACTATGTTAATAACTTTTATTGTGAGGATCTTCCCTCTCCTTGAGCATTACGCCCAGAGATAGTGGCAGTGTTGTCAGAGGAGTTGTTTGCTCTCTCTGAATCCCTAGTCTTGTTGCCAGCCATGTTACCCTTAGCATCTGCAGCAGCCCTAGCATTAAGCTCTAGGGGCTCATCGCCATCTGGTCTTTGAGGTAGTCCAAGGATTGTTCTAGCCTCATTAGGGACCATAATCTGATTCTTTACGTAACGCTCTAGAATCTGAGACTGTGCAATTTCATCAGTAAGTGTAAGCTCATTAAACTTAAGCTCAAGAAGGTCTGTCTTTTCTTTAATGATTTTGCTCAAAAGTTTTTCAATGTTTCTCTGGGCTGGTCTAGCAACCTGCTCCTTAAAAGTACGATCCTGTGCTAGGGCAGCAGCGATGGCAGAAGAGTCTCCACCACCAATCTTAGATAGTGGAACTTGGTGAGCAACAAGAATGTCATCACGATTACGAATGCGGTAATCATTGAAGGACGCCTCTTGAACACCATTTTCGATTGGTTCCATCTTAAACTCCACCTTGTTTGTGTCTGAGTCTGCTGGCAAAGGAATGTATAGTGTTCTATGGTTTTGGCCTTTTAGGCTAGTTTGTAAGAAGCGGAACATCTTATCCTCTGCCTCTTCAGAAAGCTTTGCACCCTTTAGGGTTACGACATATCTAGGCACTGCCTTGTTTCCAAAGAAGTCGATGTTGTATTGTGATGCTAGCTGGTCTCCATGTAAGGCTGAGATTGCCGACATAATGTCTGGAACGCCGTAAAAAGTGTTTAGTGGGGAGTATTCCTTAAAGTGAATAATCTCGTTTGGCCTATTGTCTGTTGTTAATGGGTTTTGGTTTTTTGCTCCAAAGTTTCTAAAGTAGACAACCTTTTGACCAATAATCTGTACATATCCATCACGCAATCTACGTGCTCGCATAGTTGTTGAAGGAATGTGCCCTAGATAGCCAATCTCTCCAGCCGTAGTTCTGCCAATTTCTAGATATCCATTTCCAGTGGCCTGTACGTCAGTATATACTTTTTCCATTGTTAAGTTAAATGAATCATCATCATTTAAACTTTCTAGCCAATCCTTTAATTCTACCTTTGCACGTTCAATACGCTTTCTGGCTTTTTCCGTTGCGGACTCATTGGTGGATGCCTCAATGGCCATTAAAGTTCTTTGTGTTGGCTTAAATTCATAACCTAGACCAACAATATTTTCAACTTTTGCATCAATAGCTGCATGGTTGGCAAATGAGGTGTCATAATAGTTTGCAAGCTCATAAAGGTTCCATGGTGGAGTAATAACATCAAATAGTCCATAACCATTACGATATACAACGCCAGGGTTAATTTCTTTAGAATATGCCCCGTTTATTCCACGGCTAATTGTCAATGCGCTATCTTGATATTCCGACCTTGTCGTGTCTACATTGTTTCCTATAGCAGATATGTCTGCCTTAGAGATACGCTCTGATCTACGCTTAAAGTTTTTTTCTAGACCAGACAAGGACTTCAAGTCATCCCAGGTTTTTGCAAACGGGTCTTGATCCTTAAAAAGGTTATTTTCTAGCTCCAGCCTATCAAGGCCGAGGTCTCTAATATACTGCTCTGACATTAGTCATCACTTCCATATTTAGCCAAGGTTTCTTTAGCTGCTATTACTGCACCGAGGTCATTCATGCTTGGGATTAGTCCCTGTTTCATTCTGTCTAGCTGTTCGCTATATTCTTCTTCGGAAACTCTTTCGACTCCTGGCATAAACTCGTATGACCCATCGCCCTGGCCTAAAGCCGTCGCCTCCTGTTGCAATTTATGAATTTGAAGTGCGTCACCCCTATGGGACGGAATGTTTAGAACATTGCCACTACCATCTGTAAAGGCTTTGCCGTTAGCCTTTTTCCAGAAGTAAATTCCCCAGTCATACTGCTTATCCAAAACTGTAAGCTTTGATTCGCCAACCTGACCAGGAACTCTAAATTTTTCATCATTCATAACCACCAGTATACCATATTATACTGCTAATATTGTTTGTGTTTGCCAAGAAATATCTTTTAATATGTTATATTCGTATGAATTTAGCGTGAGTGGCCTACTGTCGTCAATGATTATTTTATTGGTTCCAGTGTAAGTTTTATATATGTCTGATGGATCAACTCCATAGTAACTCCTTGAAGAAAGAATCAAAACTCCGTTCCAGATATATGAGGTATCCCAATATTCCCAGTCAAAGTCTAATGATCCAGAGGTTTTAACTTTTATCCATGGCCTCGCCGTAATTTGCTGTACTTCTTGTAAGTTTGTTGACTGATAGTGAGAAAGCATATTTATTAAAATTGGACCAGATATTCTTAAAAATCCTATGTAATTATTTAAGTTTAGGGTATTAGAAAAGCTGATTCCAAGCATACCCCATTGTTTTACAGTTATGTTTGGCTCTTTTACAATGTTACCGTTCCAGTAAAAAGCTATCCCATTCTCAAGCAGTCCAGTCTTAGCATTAACTGCATAAATTTTTGCTCTTTTACCGCTTGGGTGGTTGGCCACTATATAAAACTTTAGTAGTGACCCTCTTGACTCAATTTGAAAAATCTCTGTTGGCGCAAATGGGAAGAAATCTTCATCATATCTCATAGCCATCTGAGAAGCTATTATCTTATAGTCTGATGACCTACCCTCATTTAGTGGTATTGATAGGCCACGGTCTACTAGTGAGTCATAGTCGCCTCTTATCTGTATACCACTTGTTCTTGTGAGATATAGGTAAGGAGAGCTTCCCTTATAAATGCTGAATGGATTTCTACTCTTATAGTCATAGTAAACTCCAGACTTCTTGTATGGATATATTTTTGTTCCAAACCTAGTTCCAACGCCAACTGGGGTAGTGTCATTAAGTGCCTGAGACGCGTATTGAAGCTTTTTAATCTTAATTGGATTATAACTTAACCCATCCACGATAAACTCTATGTGAGTCACTAGAGCTAGCTCGCTAAAGTTAATTCCAGATGGAGGATAGATTATCATGTTGTCTACTACCTCATACTTTGTTTTAGACCAGTCTTCTGAAAGGCTTCCTGGAATAATTACCCCATTTTTAGGTGCAGACACTATGTTAGTAAAGTATTCAGAGGATTCGTTAGCCCCATTCTTTAAATACTGAAAAGTTATATATGTTTTTACTAATGATGAAGATGTGTCATAATTATAGGATTTTACTGCCTTATTTTTTAAATCAAGGTAGTCCTGATATCCAGTAAATAGTTGATTATCTAAAGATGAATATGTCCTTTGTACTGGAACAACGTATTGTGATTGTAACTCATTGTAGGTCCATGAACCAGATGTTTCGTCTTCAGAAAATACTGCTGGTGCTGGATAGTTTATATTAAACTGAATAAAATCAAGGTCATATCTAGATTGATTGTTTGCGTCTGTCACATATTTGGCAAAATAGCTAAGTGGAATGTAGTCTTCCCAATAAGAGTCTGCAGAAATGTCTAGCACAAAATTACCAAAATATGATTTAGGAGATATGGTATAGCTTGCAATATGTGGCTGCAGATTGGCAGTTGCTATTGTTGCTGGAGTTCCACCATCATAAAGAATAGCCCAGAATGTTGTTGATGCTTCTCCACCGTCGAGCTCTAGCCCATCCAACAAATACTGAAGATCTTGCTGATCAACAACTATGCCCCTATTGCTAAATAAGTGAGATATTTTCTTTAGGTTTCTTTTAGTACAAAATCCAACATTATATATATGCCCCAAGAATGTTTTGTTAAACTCTTTATTGCCGCCGATAGACATGCTCAGAAGTGATTTTTTACCAAAGAATGACGGAAGGTTTCCACCAAAATGACTAACAAATGATTGTATGTCTATTCCAACAGAAAAGTCTTCTCCAGGATAATGTCTTTGTGCTCTATAGACTACTTCTTCCTGTGAATTAAAATATAGAACATAGTCTATTGAGTCTCCCGCAATTTTTATTTGAAAATAGTTAGAACTAGAAACATCATCTATTTGAAACAATATTTGTTCTCTGTTTGCCGAATCCAGCTCACGGAACACTCCGTAAAACCCCTTCACGTCCTCTGAAAGAACACTGAGTCTATCTACTAAAACATATCCCTCGGTTTGATCCCATTCAGAATTTGGATATAGTGACACAAAGCTATCAGACATTTCTGACTGAGCCAATGCTATGTCAACATTCCACTCTTCTCTTGTTTTATTATTAAATATGATCTTGGGTGCTGGCAGTGTCGGGGAAGACAGCATGCCATTATCAATAGATAAATTTTCAACTATGGCCTGATCCCACTTGCCAATATCTGGATAGCTATAACTATTTGCATAGTTTGCAAATGGATAGTCTATAAAAACTGAAGTTCCACTATAAGCAGTATTAATGTTTTCTGGAAACTCTACCCCCTGACCATAAATCCATCTACGTTTTAGCATTACTTGAGAGGTCTTGTATGGGTATATTGCTATGCAGTCTACCTCTATTGGCGAAACATCCTCATAAGAGTAAAGTCCAATCCAGTCTTGAGTCTTGCCAAGAGAGTTTGTTTTATCTGGAAAATTTAAGGCACTATTTGCTATATCTAATGATATTACTTCCTCACCATTTATAAGCAAACTAACAGAAGATCTTGAATAGTTAATATTAATAAGCATGGGCCTTTGCCATTCGCCAACAAAGTAAGAGCCAAAAAGATCACCAATTTTTAAAATAATTAGTGGTCCATGAACATATATGCCATCTTCAGAAGATATTGGCCCTAGTATTCTTTTTTCTGTCGTGCTATCTGAGCTTATCCTTAGCCATGCTTCAAACGTATAGTCCCGATACTCTCCAGATGAATTTAAAAAGCCGTACCCAGGAACAATTAATGATGGACCAATATTTGGAGATAAAACTGTTATATTAGAAGCACCATAAACCATAGGGATTCCAGTATTTTTTGCTAAAAGTGCATAGTCATTAATAAAATAATATCCAGGAGACTCTTGAATTCCATAAGCTTTTGCTTCTACTACTTTAGATGTAGGAAGCGCAATCGATGATGGAAGATTTTGTTGAACAACTCCCAAGGATACAGAGTTAAATTCTTCTGACCACTGCCCTACAGATAGCCCATTTATTAAAAACTTATAGTCTTCCGTTGACGAAGCTCCGCCAATGTAGTTAATTTTAAATACTACTCTCATTGTAGAGTTATCATTTGGAATGTCAAATGTTTCTGCAATAAACATCCACTTTTGAGAAACACTTATGTCAAATCTTTTTGTTTTTTGAACATTGTTTCCTGATACAGAATCATAGTGTTCATAGCCTATTTCTATGCTGTCTAAATATGCACCTTCAGAATAAACATAGGCTCCAATAGAAAAAGTTGAAAGCTCAGAGTTTAGTGATAAAAAGTTAATACCATCTGGACCACCAATGGTGTCTGGACTAATGCACACAACCTGTCCAAAATCTTGGCTAGTTAAATTTCCAGTTATTTCTGTTGTGTGACTAGTACTAAATGGTTCGTCTACAACTGATGATTTTAAGACTGCTGAGCCATTAGAAATGTTCCAGTTAGAGATGTCTCTATCCTGCTCTGATATTAATGATACAAAATCTGCCGCATCATCAAGTGCCCACAATGCTAGGGGATGCTCGCTAAAAATTTTTTCAGCATAGATGTTTGATGGGCTAGACATAATAATCTATTTTATCACACTATCCGTGTAAACCAGCGTGGTGTTGTATACCTGATACCGTTTGATATTGGTCTAACTCCATGAACATATTCTGGATTATCTGGAAAACATAGGAAGTCTCCAGGCTCTGGCTTGTAAGAAATATCGTACTCTGGAAAATATATCTCTCCACCAGAATAGTTGTTATTTAAATAAATAAGTGTCGCAATATCATTTGGCCTGCTGCTGTCAAAGTGCTCATGCATTCCCCAGCCTGATTCAAACCTTGCTATGTGCGTTCTTTTATGATCAAATGGGAGCAACTCTTCTTTGTAGGCACCCGAGACAAAGTCATACGCTTTTCTCCCAATTAGTTCTGCCAAAGCACGGCATTCAACTGTATCTTGGTCTAAATTTTTAAAGGTATTTACGGTAAATTCTTTTTCACCATTTCCAAACTCTTTAAAGTCTAAGTCATTATTAACGGCATAGCTATATAGTTTATCTGTCACATCGGCAGAAATAAAGCCCTTAATGTAGTGTATTTGCGATCTATCTCCTATAGAAATTTTATACCATCCAAACCGTACATAAGACTTTCTTTACTACTTATATATTTTTCTAGACCAAAGACTTTTTTTGTAGCCAGAGTTAAAAACTGTTCTCAGAAATCCTCTTTGATTTTTAATTTTATCCATACCTTCTTGGTTAGACACTATTTCTGACTGAAAGTTCT